CGTTATTACTAGAGTTTTTCATCAATATAGTAGCAGAACCTGCGGTGGAACGTGTCAGATATAAGGTGTCAAAATCCGCAGAAGATACTTCAAGTTTACCTGAAGGACTATCAGTACCTATACCTACGTTGCCTGTAGTTGTTACATCACCAGTAAAGTCAGCACCTGATAAGTCTGCTTTGCCTGTAATGTCAGAAGCTGTTAAATAAGTACCTAAATCACTAATCTGGTTTTCAGTAATACTTAGTGCCGCCTGATGTTGTGTAACACTAGATTGAGTTATATTAGCATCAGGAACATTAGCCCATGTAACGGCTGTGGATAAATCGTTTGTTTCTGTGTATGAAGTAAGAAACCTACCGTCAAGGTCTGCGGTAACTGTTGCACCGCCTGTCTTAGTCAATGTAAGTACACCGTCACTAGTGTCAAAACTAGCTGATGTAACTTCTGTTTCTTGAATAGCGGCTAAAGAGTTTGCCGCAGAGGTAGCTGATGCACTAGCCGCATTAGCTTGAGCAGTGACAGCATCCAAAAAGGAATTGTCCGATGAATCTCCTGAGCCACCTACACCTCTGAATATAGCCATGAAACAATCCTATGTGATTAAAAAAAAAAGAGAAGAAAGGGAAAGGGGCTTCCGAAGAAACCCCTTAAGTACTACTATTAACCTGCAACAGCTAGAGTAAAGCCTGACTCTGGACGTAGAGTCTTAACGCCATACAAAGTGTCAGCAGTGTAAAGAGTGCCTAAGTACTCTTGCTTGTACTGAGTTTGTGAACGGATGCCTTGTTGCTCTGCCATAACAAAAGTATCTTTGTGTAGTAGAGTAGCAAGACGAACACCTGCTTCAGGAGTTGGAGCGTTAGAAGTAACATAAACGTCAACACCGTATAGGTTGCCGATTTGACCGTTGTTTACAGTTTGACCATTTACAAAGTCACTAGAAGTGTAACGGTCAATACCCATGATTGCATTACGGATTGATGGTGGAACAACCAAAGAACGTCCGTCCATTGGTACGTCTGCATCATCCATCTTTTGAATCAAAGCACGGAAAGCATCGTCACTGAAAGCACCGAGGTCAGCAGTACCATCAATGTCGTATGCTTCTAAATCACCTGAAGTAGTGTTGATTTGGAAAGCCGCGTTGTTTGCGTAGCTTGAACCATCACCATTACCTAGAGACTTAGTTAGGTCAAATAGGTCAGTGTCTACTTGTTTAGCTAGAGCGTAACCTGCGTCACCAGTGTAGAACTGACGAAGAGAAGCAAGTGCTTGAGCCTCAGTGATGTCTTCAATTAGACGTGAGTACTCAAAGTGCTTGTCAACAACTACTTGTACTTCAGACTCAGTAGCGTTCTGAATAGTAACAGCAGTGTTTTCTGTTTTAGCGTGAGCATCACCACGAGTAGGCTTAGGAATGTGAATAGTATCACCTTTCTTGCCAGTCATGGACATTTTCTTGACTAGGTTAGCTAGTACAAGGTTTTGTTGATAAGCGGCAACTACCTCATCACTCCAAATCTCTGGAATAAAAGTTCCTACGTCAGAGTTACCTACTGCACCGCCTTGTGCGGGATAAGTTGAATCAGCCATTTTAATTTCTCCTAAAAAATATAATTAGTTCCGTACCCTCCCTTCTGCATACGCTTGCATAATCTCATTGGACAATGCTTGGTATCTATCAGGGTCAGTACGCATTAGTTTAATAATGTCTGCGCGTCTATAGACCTTTTTGCCTCGCTGTTCACCGCTACCACGGGCATTACCTGTGGATGCAGATTTAACTGCTTGCTTGCGTTGCTGTTTCTCATTGGCTACAGTCTGAGTGACAACCTGTTGACGTTCCTTCCATAGGGAAAATAACTCGTCAGCGGCATCATAATCATACTGTTGGTCTGCCTGTACAAAGAGCTGTTGTCTAATCTTTGAACCCTTAATCCACTCAGCGAACTTCTCATCCTGCAAAATTCCCTGCATATCAGGGTGTTTAGTTTGCAGTTTGTTCATTGCCGTTGACTGGCGATATTGGTTGCTGATTTGTTCAGCTTCCTTTATCTTAGGGTGATTATTAATCGCTCTTTCGACTGCCTTGTCGGGGTCTGAGAAAAAGTCTATTTCTTCGTCAGCCTGTGTT